TCAGAGACTTGCGAGCCACTTCTTGCCACTCGGCGTATGAAGCCAACCGAAGAAGCCCAGGGCTATGATCGCAGCGCCTCCCATTACGATGATTAGATTTGTCATAGTTCCTACTCCTTTCTATTTGTCTTTGTGTCTTGGTGATGGAAATAGGCCACGCCGATGATGGCGATGAGCGACACCAAGGTACACATCCATATAATTCCTACCATTTCTTCTTTGCAATAATTATACCCTTCCTTCAATGGGGTCAGAGGCTTGCGAGCCACTTCTTGCCATTGGGCGTGCGGAACCACAGGAGGATACCTATACCGATTACGAGTGCTGATAAAAGCACGATTCCTATAATGTACATATATTTACTATTTTAATATTTTATTTCCTATAGAGTAAAAGACAACTGTCGCTGCGACGCCGATCATAGCGACGATCCCTTTGGCAAGGGAATACTCTGAGAAAGGCGAGGTAACTCCAGCAAGAACTGTGGAACCGAATGTCAGTTTAGACAGATCCAAGAAATAGCCACCTATCTTCTCTCGCCTGGCCTTTTGCCGTTCCTTTTCTTCTCTCTGTGCTGCCATGATCTATCCTTTCTTCTTTTGTTCCTTGATCTGCTCCTGGAGGTCTCTTACGAGGTCCGTGAGCGTGCTGATGGTGCTGCTCTGGGTCTCTATCGTTCCGAGGGCTTTTCGCAGGGCCGTGGCCATGTCTTCCACCGCTCCACCGCCCACCACATTACCCGAGCCGTTCACGTTTGGGGAGTAGTCGCCCGAGCTCTGCTGATGGACCGAGCCGGACATGTCGGAGGTCAGCATGGGACCCTCGCCAGTCAGGAGCCACACCTTATTTAAGTCTTGATATATTTTCAATATTTTATTGATACTTGCAGGACCAAGGTCACTCTTGCCTGTGCGTGCTTGCCCTAAAAGTCCCTGACTGAGGCTGCATTGCTGGGTGACTTGATTATCGTTTAACCCTTTGAGCCTCATGTATTTATCAAACCTTTCGAATCTTTCCCTCATAATTATCACGTTAATTAAAGTTAATACATAGATAAAATATCAAGGTAATCCTTGTTGGGTATTGATAAAATATCTATCTTTGCACCCGTGGTTGGTCATGTGACTGACTACCCATTTGCAAAGATAGGCATTTCCTGCCGTCCGCGCAACAAAATCAGTACAAAAAGTAACATCAAAAAAATAAAGCTATGACAAAGGAAGAGTTTTTAAAGCTGACGGGGATCCGACAAATGAGCGACCCCGACTATGAAAAGGTGGAACACGCCTACATGTCAGTCCCCGATATGGACAAGCAAACCTTCTGCGAACTCTACGTCAACAACCAGCCCGAGTTGCTCAGCACGATGGCGAATGTCTTAGAACGTGAAAAGACAGAAAAAGAAAGCTGTAAGCAATGTCTCGAGAACGTAGCGGGGGATTGTCTGAGGGGCCTCAAAGAAAAGAAAGCAGGGCCTTTCTATGAAGCATTGGCTGACATACAGATAGAAATCGGGATCAGGGCGATGATCTTGAAAAAAATAGAATCAGAGGACAGCTTTTCGTCGGATGAAAGAGACTATATCTATGAGAATTTAGCGTGATTCCCCCAGGGGCGGAACGTCCGCCCCACTCTCACCCACACCCAAAAGAAAAGAATATGAAACCGATAGCAATAGAGAAGATGACCCGCGAGCAGCTCCGGGCGCTGCCATTCGGCAAGGCTCGGACCTTCGAGCTGCCTGCGGCCCGGGACATCATCAACGCCACGTCGCTCATATACAGGTCGCAACATGTGCTGGACTGCCGATTCACGGTCCGATGCGACTACGAGCAACTGCGGATGACGATCACCCGCAAGAGGAAGGAGGGCGCCGATGGAACTGTCAAGGATTGAATATCGCCGATTGGTGGAGGACGTAGCGGAGGCCGTACTGGCCAAGGTGCTGCCCTTCGTCAAGAAGCGACGGGCGGAGAAGCCCGAGGAGCAATGGACGTGGGTGAGCGCCGAAGAGGCCGCCAAGATCGTAGGGCTGACGAAAAACTACCTGCTCAGACAGAAGGCCTACTTCACCCACGTCAAGATCGGGAAGGCGAAAGCCTGCCGCGTGATGTTTCGCAAGGAGACCCTCGTCGAGGAGCACATGCGATCTCAGACAGAGCGGCGGCGCATACCTCCAGCGCGCAAGAACGAGGCACCCCCCACGGGGGCTGGAAATTGAATTTTTGCGCGTCGAAAGGTGCGGAGGGTGGGTATCATCCTCGACGGGGGCATTTTTTCTGACGACCCCCTCCCGAAAAATTAACAAGTCTTAAATTGGTTCGAGTGAGTCGAAAAATGTGTTAAAAATGGTACATACAATCATCTTAGCGGTTCTCCTCGCCCTTCTGCTCGGCATGATGGGCAGCACGATCGCCCAACTGTGGCGCGAGATGCGCGGGAAGTAGCCCACGAATAAGCCACCCCAACCCATAGAGCCCGCCTGTCGGCTCATCGAAGACAGGCCGCCCGCTTGCTGGCGCAGGAGCAAGCCATCCACAACGAGATGAGGTCGTACTACCGCCCGCAAGGGTCGGCGGCTAACTACAGGTCGTCGGTGAGCGTAGGAAGTAGCATCGGGAGCAGTCCGCCAAGAGCGGGCACGACATAGCCGACGATGGATGAACGTAGGTTGAGGCGACCCGCCATGGCAATGGCGCGGTGTAGCTCCTATATCAAAGTCCGGCTAATGCGGCCAGGCTTCACAGTCTGGGTGTCACAAGCCACCACGAACGCAGAGTGGCCGGGCGGAAGCGTCCGACATCATCGCAACCATAACCCAAAAGAAAGGAAATAGTCATGGATAAGAATGACCTCGACGACCACACCCGCCGCTCTGAGATACTTGCGTGGGTCGCGCTCGTAATCAACGTAGTATCACTCATAGCAATAGCAACGATAAAGCTATTGCGATAAATACTCCCACACATCATGCGCACGCCATCCTCCGAGCATCCGACAGGGCCGGGCGGCGGCTGGGTGAAGCTCCACAGGAAGCTGCTGGAGTGGGAGTGGTACGGAGACGCTCACATGGTGCACCTGCTTGTCCATCTGCTGCTTACCGCTTCACATGAGCGCAAGGAATACAAGGGACTGACTATCAAGCGGGGGCAAGTGGTAACGAGTAAAAAAAAACTATCCGAGGCTCTCAACATGTCAGAGACTTCCGTAATGAGAAGACTGAGGCGGCTTGAGGTGGACCGATTTGTGGACCTTAAAGTGGACCAGCACGGGACAACTATAACTATCTGTAACTATGATAGTTACCAAGGCAAGCAAAAAGCAAGTGGACCGCTTCGTGGTCCAAGAGTTGAACAGCCCCATAATAATAGGAATAACAAGAAGGGAAGAAGAAGTAATGAGGATAATACCTCATTACTCTCTCCCTCCTCCCCTCCCCCGCGTGTGCGTGAAGTCGTTTCAGGGTTTTCAGACGTTGAGAACAACCGCTACCGCGTGGAGATAGCCAACGACGCCGACTTCATCCAGTACGCCAAGGATAGCCTCCACATCAACGAGCGGACCGTGCTCACCCTCTTGGGAATCTTCGCCTCTGAGGTGAACGAGAAGAAGAAGCCCCACACCAGCGCGTCCGACTATCGTCAGCACTTCTACGACTGGGCACGGATCCACGTCGCAATGAACAAGAAGAACCAACAAAGAACAACCGCCCATGCTCGACACTCCGACCTATCAGCCGCCCTCGAGGCCGACCGTGCAAAATACTCCAGAAAGTCATGAGTGGAGCACGTTCCTGATGAAGTTTCCCGACGGCGCGAGCGTTTACGCCTGGTTTGCTCCGACCCACTGGGAGCGCTTCGCCGGTCCTATCGACGGGCGTGTGGCCGTGAGACCCTGCCCGACGCTCCAGGACGTGGCGACGCTCTACCACGACGCCGACCTGCCCCGTGCCATCGTCCGCAATGCCATCAGCGGCCTGGCCTCGCTCTCGTCGGCCTCGTTCAACGTCTCCCAGCAGGCCGTGGAGCTGGCCGTCGGCCAATTCATGGGCCGCTACTCCCGCCGCTGCACGCTCTACCAGCTGATGAGCTACGCGGCCAACTACGGCGACTACAAGCGCAGCCTCTCGTCCTTCGACCTCAACGACGTGGTCTCGGGCTTCCAGCGGTTCACTCAGAAATGGCACGATGCCGCCGACCGCGCCTCCGTCCCGAACGCATCCCGAGACCATCCCGAAGGCGGCAAGGGCGACGGCCTGATCGCGCTGGCCCGCTACGTCCGCCGAGCCGCCACGGAGCACCCGCTCTTCGTCCATGGCTTCTGCAGGGATAGCCACTTCGTGAGGCGCGTGCCCGGAGACCCCGACAGCCGCACCGAGCGGGAGCAGGAGGAGCGGGACCGCCAAGAGGTGGAAGCCGTGGGCGAGACCTACTACGGCGGCCTGCGCGTCGGCCTCTGCGAAGTGTTCACGCCCGAGAACGTGCGCCAGGCCATCCGATGCGCCTCCGAGCGGGAGGCAGCCGCCTATCTGGGCGAGGTCATCCGCCGCCATTTCGACAAAAAGCGCAGAAACACGCCGCAGAGCGAAGAAAACGAAGCGAGGCGATAGATTGCCTATCGACGGGGAGAAACGCCCGCAAAAGCGGCCACAGGCCCGTCAGTGGCAATTTTTGAAGCAAAGAAACAAGACCCAAAAACATGGAAAGATACATCCGCAACCCACACGGCATCACGATCCGATGCTGCTGCGCCACCTGCCAGCACAAGACGCTCGACCGCGGCGACGACGCCCGGCGCTGCCAGAAGCTGCTGACGCCCGACCTGCCCACCTGTCCGGGCTACGACCCGCTGGGACCCCAGGAGGACCGCCCGCAGGGCCACACCCTCCAGCACGCCGGCAACGGCTACGGACGGGTGCAGTCGCCCGCCTACATCAGGTGGAAATGCCAGAACTATGCCGAGATACTGAAACGCCACGACGGCAACGAGACCTTCTCCCGATTCTGGAGCCGCGTGCATGAGCTCTTCGAGCGCCAGACGGGCCTCTCGGTCTATGAAAGAATCTAAACCAACCAAGCATAAGAAAAAATATGGAAATCAAGTTTAAGAAAATCCGCATCCGCAACTTCCGCGGACTGGTCAGCTTCGACGCCAACCTCGAAGGACGGTCCGTCAGGATCTCGGGTGCCAACGGCCTGGGCAAGTCGTCCGTGGCCGACGCCATCACGTGGGTGCTCTTCGGCAAGGACAGCCGTCGGCGCACCGCCTTCCCCATCGACCCCGTGGACGACGCGGGCCGCATCATCCACAACCTCGACGTGAGCGTGGAGCTGGAGATGCTCATCGACGGCCAGCCGACCACGCTTCGCCGCCGCCGTCAGGAGAAGTGGGTACAGAAGCGAGGCATGACCACCGAGCAGCTCGACGGCCACCAGACCACCTGCTACATCGACGGGCGCCCGCTGCCGTCCTCCGACTTCTCGTCCCACGTCGATACGATCGTCAAGGAGGAACTCTTCCGCGCGCTGACCACGCCCGACTACTTCCCCTCGCTGCCGATGGACCAGCAGTACCGTCTGTTGGTGAAGATCGTCGGCACGCGCACCCTGGCCGAGATAGCCGCCAAGGACGAGGAGGCGATGAAGGTGGTCGACGAGCTCGGCCAGCGCTCCCTCGACCAGTATCGTCAGGGACTCAGCTACGACCTCCAGCGCACGCGCAAGGAGCAGGAGCTCATCCCCGTCCGCCTCTCCGAGGTGCAGGGCTTCATCGAGCAGGTGAAGGCCAAGGGCGCCGACGGCAAGACGGCCCAGCGCCACGCCAAGGGCATTGAGGAGAAGCTGCGACAGGTGACGCAGGAGATAGACAGCATGGCCGGCGTGGTGAGGGCCGAGAACGCCCGCTACAACGACCAGCGCGCCTACATCCAGCAGCTACGCCAGCTGCGCGCCGCCATCGAGGACCGCATCGAGAAGCAGAACCGCGAGGCCCGCACGCTCCACCAGTCGCTGGTCTGCAAGGCCAAGGAGGAGCTGGAGGCCACCGAGGAGCGCCACACCGCCGCCAAGACCATGCTCGGACTGCACGAGCGCCGCATCAAGGACCTGGAGCAGCAGCTGATCGACTTCCGCAGCCGATGGGAGGAGGTGGAGCGACTGTCGTTCTCATGGAACGCCGAGGAGGCCGTCTGCCCCACCTGCGGCCAGCCCCTGCCTCAGGACCAAGCCGACCAGAAGCGGGTGGAGGCCGAGATGCGCTTCAACGAGCGCAAGATGCAGCAGCAGGACGCCCTCGACGAAGAGGGCAAGAAGCTCGCAGCCTCCAAGCAGCGCCTCCAGGACCTCAGCGCCGCCGCCCGCGAGGAGATGGCCACGGCAGAGCGCCTGATGCCCGAGGCACGCCAGCGACTGAGCAAGGCCGAGGCCGAGCCGATAGAGCAGGCCGACTACCACGACGCCGCCGACTGGCAGCGCCTCTCTGGCGAGATAGACCAGCGCATGAAGGAGCTGGAGCAGACCACGCAGGCTCAGGAACCGCCCCAGCTCGCCGCCCTCCGCACCGAGGAGCAGGCCTACCGCAAGGAGCTCCGACTGCTGGAGCAGACCATCGACCGCAGCAAGCAGATAGACGAGTACGTCCGCCGTGAGAAAGAGCTGCAGAAGCAGCGCACGACCCTCTCCGGCAATATAGCCAGGATGCATACCCGCCTCGAAGCCGCCGAGCGCCTCCAGCTCATGGAGGCCAACGACCTCCAGAAGCGCGTCAACGAGCTCTTCCCCTCCGTCCGCTTCCGCCTCAGCCGCGAGCTGCTCAACGGTCGCGAGGTGGGCCACTGCGAGCTCAGCGTCGATGGCGTGCCCTACTCGGGCCTCTCCACCTCCGAGCGCATCAACGCGGGACTGGAGTTGATCAACGCCCTGGCCCGCCACTACAACATCGTCGCCCCCATCGTCATCGACAACGCCGAGGCCGTCAACAAGGTGGCCCCGACCCTCGGCCAGCAGATCCTGCTGGAGGTCTCGCCCGCCAAGAAGCTCAGCGTCGAGCAGACCGCACCGTCATCACTTTTCGAATAAACCGACAAAAAACTATAGGAAAATGAACAAAATAGCTGAAATGAACATCGAATTGAGCAAAGAAGAATTAGATAACCTTCCGCCATCCGAGAAGCATATCGTTCTCAACAGTTTGCAGGATGTCAAAAAAAACAGCGACCTCGTAGATGAATACATGACCGAGGCCAGCCACGGAGAATCAGACGAGACGATGAGCATCACCTGCGGCGATTTTTTCAAGGTCGTGGAATACTACCAGGGAAACCTCTGCATCGCCTGCTTCCTGCCATCCTTCCGTGAAATCTTCCGCAGCGACTGTGTCGGCAAGGTATATCAATTCCACGAGAACGCTGACGAGAAAGAAGAGGACACCGACGAGAGCGGCTCAGAGGTAGAGATAGTGAATATTGATAAATGGCTCTGCGATGAGATGCAAATGGCGAATGACGCCATGGACTCGATCAACAAGAAAATCGCACAGGCCGCGAAAGGTGAGCCTGTATCCTGCACGCTCGAAGAACTCGACAGCCTAAAGAAAGCTATTCTCATCACGACGCTCCGCCTCGCTTCGGATTCTGAGTTCCGCCATTCGTTTTGCAGAAGAATGATGCCTCAGGCTCTTCGTGAAATACAAAAAGAAATACACAAAAAGGTGCAAGAAAATGGAAGAGACTAACTCAGCTCAGAGAATTGTAAACGAAGCGCTTAATAACGATCCGTTGAACACCGGCGTCTATAAGATCGCCGCACTGAAAACCATCAAGAAAACCGCTTCGATCATGGAGACGCTTGATAAAAGGACGAAAGGCCTCGAACTGAGCGACCCCGTAGAGATCACCTACGACGAGCTAAATGACCTAATGTCCCTTCACGTCGCCAACATCTACCTCGCCCTCACGTCCGAGGCCTTCCGCAATGGCCATTTTGCAAACTGCGAGGCGGAGGCCTGCAAGAATTACCTCAAGCACGAGCTCCCGGGCATTTTGAAAGAAATGCGAAAACAACAAGAAGCAGAAAAATAATGACACAGACAGCACAACCCACCGATAAGCCCACCGCCGTGGCCACCATCGAAGAAGGCTCCATCGCCGACCAGGTGCTCCACCGCGTCACCACGATGGAGGCGGCCAACGAGCTGACCCTCCCCGACGGCTACCACGTCGGCAACGCCCTCAAATCGGCCTGGCTCTACCTCCAGAGCCTCAAGGACAAGGCAGACCGTCCCGTCACGCAGACCTGCACCCGCGCCAGCATAGCCAACTGCCTGCTGGAGATGGTGATCCGTGGCGAGCACCCCATGCACCACTGCTACTTCATCCCCACGGGCAATCAGCTCACCTTCTGGGAGAAGTACACCGGCAAGCTCATGCGGGCCAAGCGCGACACCGACATCAAGTCGGTCAACGCCCAGGTGGTCTATAAGGGCGACGAGTTCACCTACACCGTCGATGAGGACGGACGCTACCAGCTGGTCACCCACAAGACCAGCATCCAGAACATGACCCCCGCCAACATCGTGGCAGCCTACGCCGTCGTCATCATGCGCGACGGCTCCCGCCACATCGAGGTCATGACCCTCGACATGATCCGCTCAGCCTGGGGACAGGGAGCGGCCAAGGGCAACAGCGGCGCCCATCGCAACTTCACAGACCAGATGGCCAAGAAGACCGTGATAGCCCGCGCCTGCAAGATAGCCCTCGATTCCACCGCCGACGGCTTCACCTCCGAATCCGACGACCGCGACGACTTCATGGCCACGCAGACGGCCACCACCGAGCGCGATCAGGCCAACACCCCCGCCCCCGGCCAGCAAGCGCTCCCGCCCCGCTCGGCCTCCACCGCCCCGATCGACCCCTTCGAGCAGGCGGCCAACGAGGCAGAGGAAGCAGAGGCCGTGGAGATAGGCAGCGACACGGCGGACGACGCCAAGACCCGTAAGTGTCCCGTGTAGCCTATGCAGATAACAGTATTCGGGAGCGGGTCGGCAGGCAACTGCTACCTGCTCCACTCTCCCACCGAGGCCCTCATCATCGAGGCGGGAGTGCGCCCCGAGGCCCGCATGTACGCCTGCTTCGGGTCCGACTTCTCCCGCCTCGCGGGCCTCCTGGTCTCCCACCGCCACGCCGACCACGCCGCCTATGCGCGCCAGTGGTCGGAGGGCGGCGTCCCCGTGCTCGCCACGGCCGACGTCATGGAGCGATGCGCCATCCACGACCCCTTCTCCACCACCATCACCCCGGGCCGATGGGCCACCGTCGGGCGCTTCCGCGTGCTCCCCTTCCCGCTCATCCACTACGACCCCGACGGCACCCGATGCCCCAACGTCGGCTTCGTCATCGACCACCCCGAGACGGGACGCATCCTCTTCGCCACCGACTGCGAGTCGCTCTCCCGCGAAGAGCTCACGCCCCAGGGCATGCGCTACACGCCCTACCACTTCACGGGCGTGGTCCACTGGATGCTGGAGGCCAACTACGACGACTACATCCTCCACCTCTCCGACATCCCCGCGGCACAGAAGGACCGCATCAGGCAGAGCCACCTCTCCGTGGCCAACGCCGTCGCCATCCTCCGCTCCGCCGACCTCTCCCAGACCCGCGACATCATGCTCCTCCACATGTCCGAGCGCAACTCGGTCAACAACGAGAGCAAGATCACCCGCCGCGTCCGCATCGCCACGGGTAAGCGCTGCTTCCTCGCCCGCGCGGGCCTCTCCGTCAACTATTCGTTTTAGCATTTAGAAAAATTACAAAAAAACTATGCGCAACACGCTCACCGCATTCATCATCCTCCAGGCCCTCGCCCTCGCCCTCCGACTGCTCGGCATCGTCGACTGGCCCTGGCCATGGGTGCTGCTCCCCACCATCACCGTCGTCATCCTCGCCCTCATGCTCTTCGCCATCGGCGTGACCAGGATCATCGCCCTCATCCTCGGACGCATGCGCCGCGACAATCAGCAGCAGGAAGGAGGCGACCTATGAGCGGCTTACAGATACGCAGCATGGGCCAGCTGAGCCACTTCCGGGCCTTCCGCACGATCAGGCTGAAAGACGACCGCGGCGTCACCTTCCAGCTGACGGTGCCAGCCCGCTTGAGCGGCGAGCAAATCTCGGATTCGGGCTACAAACTCGAGCATTTCCTCATCATGCACGCCGGCAGCGTGGCGGAAGTAGTCTATCAGGCCTACCTCGGCTGCGTCGATTGGTTCAGGTTCCACCGCCCAGCCCAGCAGGACGCCACCACCGCCGACTACTTCCGGCGGATGAAGAACGCCCTCCGGCAGGCCACCACCTACCACCAGCGCTTCGCCGACAAGGATTTTATCGAAATCTACAACGGCTGCGTCGTCGGCGACCAGTCGGCGGCCATCGAGAAGCTCCGCTCCGCCTGCTACGACGTCTTCAAGCAGGAGCACGAGCCAGCCACGGCCCTCGACATGGCCTTCGTGGCGCAGATATACGCCACGGCAGTTTATCAGACGACCGTGACGGAGAAAATCATCAAGGCCGAGTTCAGTCTCTCGGGCATCAACTGGGCCAAGCCGTACAGCCGTTTCGCCCTCCACGACGTCATCAGCTTCGCCAAGAGGCTCCTGCGCGAGAAGTACGGCATCGACACAGAAAAGTATGACGCGAAGATAGGCGACATGGCCGAGTACGTCTTCCTGGACATGACGCGCAGCATCTTCGACAACGAGCGCATCGAGCGGAATATCCGCGCCGCCTATGCGGAACTGCCGCCCGAGAAGCGGGAGCTGTACGGAAGTGTGGAAGACCAGCTCCAGTATTTCGGCATCGGCCCGCAAGCGACGACAGTCAACCCTGAGGCCCATGAGTAGGAAGAGCCAGCTCAGCGCCGAGGACCGGCAATGGTGCATCGACCATTTCCACGAGTTCACCCATCGGGAAATGGCCGACCGCTTCGGGGTCTCCATCGAGACGGTCAGGAACATGCTCCACAAGGCTGGCTGCCGTCGCACCAAGGAGGAGACGCACCGGTTCCGGGCGTCCGCCCTCCCCATGTTCAGACAGAAACTGAGGCGCCTCTACAAGATGGAGCGCTTCCGCGCCATGTCAGGACTGCCGAGACAGACACGACTGCGGATTTCGAAGCTCTCGCCAGCTGGCCATAGCTACAAGCAATTCATGCGCCAAAGGTTCAACTACTTCTATGCCGAGGACGACGCCTCAGTCCTCTGCTACGACCACCAGACGCAACGATCGGCCCACGCAGAGGCCCGTGCCGCTACCCACGGCATCAAGGTCGTGCCCGCCGACGAATGATATACTCAGAGAGTTATTCACACGATGTTCAATCTTTAAATTTTTGGAAAGTATGCAGTAAGACTAATGACAGTTTTATTTTTTTAATTTTACTTACCATTTCTGGGGACTGCCGTGAGGCCCTCCCCAGTTTTCCCCTTCAAACCTCCCCCGCACGTCAGTGCGCGGTCTTAGGAAAACCGGGCGGGCGGGACGATCGAGTGAGTGTGCAAACGATTCCTTCATCCCCGCCCGCTTTTTATTTGGAAATTCTTATATTTTCATATAGTCTCATAATTTTGCAGAGAATCCATCGGGCGCGCCATCCGCGAGGACCGCGCGTCCTTCCATTTATTTTGTTAGAATTTTTACTCGTAAGAGTTTTTATCAAGGCCACCGTCCGCGAGGATCGTGCGCCTTTCCTTTTCCTATCCTCCGACCGCGATCGACGAAACGATATTTAGTGTTTATTATTTACGATTGATGTTTATCCATAATTGTTTGTTTTAGTTAAATACTCAGATTCAATTAATGTTTTGTAGAGATAAGGAGGCCACGGCGGTGGCCACCGCTCTTCATGGTTATGACAACCCCCGCCCTCCGCGAGGATCGCGGGTTTTCCCTTATTCCCAAGACTTACCTATTGATTTTTGGTTATTTTTGCACAATGGGGAGGTGTCCGCGAGGATCGTACTCCCTTTTTCTTCAAACCTACCGACATTCATTCCATAGGTTTTTTAAGGTTTAGATTATTTTTCAGGATGATTTATTAACAGTGCAATTTACCAGTCGGGGTCGCAGTCCGTGAGGATAGCGCACCCCTTTTCTTTTTCTCAGACCTTCCCCCATTGCCGGGCCTGTACCTTACAGGGACGGGAGGCGCGGCGACATCGTTCCCGCCCTCCCTTTTTCTATAGACGTTCTTTTTTCATCGCAACAAAAATAATCAGGGCAGGCCGTCCGTGAGGATAGCCGCCCTTCTTCTTCTCAGACCTACCCCCGTACTTCGACGGTTTAGGAACACCCGCAGGAGGGTTGGGAGACTCGCAGTCCCTTCCCTCCGTTTCTACCGTCGATAGCGATATTTCGAGGTTTAGGAACACCCGCAGGAGGGCGGAATGCACCATGCGTCCGCCCTCCGTTTTCCCTATCGAAAATTCGTCTTATTCTATCATAGGCAATTCGTGTTATCTTAATTTACCGCCGCGGCCGCCCTTCGTGAGAATCGTGGCCGCATTTTTTTTAAAACAAGAAAACAAAAAAAAATGAAACAGCTCAACCTCTTCCCCGAGAATACTCCCCAGCGTCCGTCCGATCAGTCGAAGGTGCAGCAAGGCGGAAGCCGCAACCCCATCGTCTTCCACGACTACGAATCCTACATCGCCAAGTTTCGCGACCTCCCCAAGACCACCGACGACACCTACACGCCGCCCGACGTTTATGAGGCCGTGCTCCAGTATCTGCGAGAGGAGGGCAAGCTCACCGACGCCCACACCATCCTCCGCCCCTTCTACCCCGGCGGCGACTACGAGCGGGCAGAATACCCAGAGAATGGCATCGTCATCGATAACCCGCCCTTCTCCATATTTTCCAAAATATGCAAGTTCTACGCCGCCCGCCACATTCCCTTCTTCCTCTTCGGTCCCGGAATGACCATCGCCTCCGTCTCTACCTTTGCCACCGCCGTCATCATCAACTGCGGGGTCACGTTCGAGAACGGCGCCACCGTCCGTCTCAACTTCGCCTCGTCGCTCTTCCCCGACGTCGCCCTGATGACGGCCCCGCGCCTAAACGACCTCATACGCGCCTGCCCGTCTCAGAATCAGAAGAAGGAGCTGCCCATCTACGAAACGCCCGACGAGCTGCTCTCCGTCTCCGACCTCCAGACGATCTGCAATGGCGGGATAGATTTCGCCGTCCGACGCTCCGAGTGCGTCCGCGTCCGCTCCCTCGACCTCCATCCGAAGCGGAGTGGCCTCTTCGGCGACCATTTCCTCATAGCCAAAGCCAAAGCCAAAGCCAAAGCCAAAGCCATGGCCAAAGCCAAACGGACTTTCCATATCCCGCTCTCAGAGCGCGAGCAGCGCATTGTGGCCCGCATCGGCGCCGATACGGCGCCATCCGCCGAACAATAAAAAGCCAATATGACAAAAGACCGCAAGGAAGCCATACAGTACGCCTCGGCCTGCATCATGCTCGCCAGCGGCATCGTCCTCTCGTTCCTCAGCTTCTTCCTGAGCAACTACACGATCGAGGATTCCGTCCTGTGGTATTTCGCACAGACCATCCTCTACGCTGGCTCCGTCTTCGGCCTCACCATGTACGTATCGTCCACCCGCAAGGCCATCCTCAGCGAGGTCAACGACCGACTGTCCAACCTGTCCACCAAGGAAGAGAAGGAGAAAGAGAAGAAATGAGAATCCACGGCACATTCCTCAACAGCGCGGGCCTCGCCGTCACGGTAGAGATCATCACCCGCCGCGACACCCTCACCTCGATAGAGATAGGCAGCGACGAGGCGGGACTGTGGTTCCCAGCCTCCGAGGCGTTCACCACCGAGAGCGGGCTCAACGACACCTTCGACGTCGTCCTCCAGTCCTCGGCCACGCTCCGGCTGGAGACCACCGACTACCGCGCCGAGTTCTACCAGCGGGCCTGCCGCGACGCCGTCGTCACGGTCTCCATCACAGAGGACGACGGCACCACCCGCACGCGCTTCGTCGGATGCGTCGAGCCTCGCCAGTATTCGCAGGACTTCTCGGGCGGCCAGCTCTCCAACGACATCGAGCTCCCGCTCATCGACGCCCTCTCCTCCCTGCAATACGCTACCTACGCCCACATCGGCGCGCCCGGGGTCTCCTTCCAGAAGGTCAGGGAGGCGTCTTCCGTCCGGTCCTTCCTCTCCGTCATCGAGCAGCTGCTCAGCGAGACCCCCTGCGCCGATCTCCCCTACCGCCTCTACTACGACGGCAGCAAGGCCCTCGCCTCCGACGCCTCACGCCGCTTCTCCATCCTCTCCGAGGTGGGAGTGGCCGAGACGGTCTTCATCGGCGAGGACGAGGACGACACCATGACCATGCTGGAGACCCTGGAGCACATGCTCCGCTTTCTCAACCTCCACATCGTCCAGCAGGGCCTCGACTTCTTCGTCTTCTCCTGGGAGAGCCTCCGGCAGCCCTCCATCCAGTGGCGATGCCTCATAGGCGGCGCGCCCGACTTCGTCCAGAGCCTCGACCCGCAGACCCTCTCCGACGGCAACGTCTTCGGCACCCGCATGGACATGGAGATGGGCGAGACCTACAACCGGCTGGTCCTCGACGTCAAACCCGCCGACACCACCGACGTCGTGGCCTCGCCACTGTCCACCGACGCGCTGGTCCCCATGTTCACGGGCAAGCAGCTCTACGCCACCTGCCTCTGGGCAGCAGGCACGGGCGACACGTCCTCCAAGGCCTTTCAGGCCCTGCTCAGCGACCAGCCCACCACCTACGACGGAGCCCACACCGTGGAGTATTTTCTCTGGGCGAAGTCGGCCATAGGATGGCGCATCGGCACGGGAGACGGCAGCGGGGGCGTACGCCAGTGGACCGGCACGAAGAAGGACCAGCAGCGCATACCAGGCCTCCTGCGCAAGCAGATAGGAGCGGCCATCCTGTCGGTCGGAAAGATAGACCGCAAGGCGTCAGCCACCGACAACTCCCCCACCTCCACCGTCGAGATGGCCGACTACCTCGTGGTCTCGGTCAACGGCAACCTCATCGACGACGAGGCCACCACCTATCCCCAGCCCGACGACCTCCGCCAGGCAGCCCCCGTGGCCACATGGGACGGCAATGCGGCGGGAGGCATCTACTCGCCCTCCGACGATGAAACGAAGAATTATATCGTCATCTCGGGCTCCATCATCCTCAACCCCGTCCTGCGCCAGTCGGTCAACTACCTCAACCGGGCCCAGTACGACCCCGTCCGATGGGTGAAGGGACGCGACGGCGAACGCCGCCTCTCCATGCGCTGGTGGAGGGCCGACACGCCCAAGAGCCAGCCACAGCCTCAGGAGGCCACCACCGACTATGGTGCCGTCTCCACCCAGCCCGTCAAGTCCGACAACCCGCTCGCCCAGCCCTACCTCAACGCCTGGGAGGGCTTCTATCCCTGGACCGACGACGACGCCCAGGATCTCGCCTTCTCCTACTCCCGTGTAGGCTCTTCCGTCGATAACGTCTCCAAGATAGGGGCGCTGGAGTGCATGCTCCGTGTCGGCGACAAGGTGGCCGTCGAGGACAAGGACTTCGACGAGGACGGCAACCGTACCGTCACCATCGACGGCGAGGAGGTGGTCGTCCGCTATGGCCACATCAACAACATCAGCTGGAAGCCCTTCCGCACGCTGGAGCAATGCCGGGCGGCCCACCCGGGCGACGAGGATGCAGCCCTCGACGAATACTATGCGCAGACCATCACCATCGGCTTCGACCCGAAGATCGGCGACAAGATCATCGGCACCCAGTTCGACATCCAAAACAACATCGACTACACCCTCGGCCTCGACGTCAAGGGCATGGCCATCCCCGTGCGCCATTCCGACCACCTGCGCGGGCGGGTCCACTTCGAGATCCTCGGGCCCGTCTTCAATGCGCAGTTCGAGAAGATCACACGCCGCCACCGCACCTTCTTCCGCAAGGAGAAGTGGACCGCCACCACCGTCCCCATCCTCTCGCGCGTCTCCTCCATCATGGTGCGCGACCTCAAGATAGAGCTCCATTCCGACAATGGCATGGCGGGAGCCGATACGGATTCCGAACACAGCTTCATGTCCGACACGGATGAGGATTTTGTCAACAAGAAAGACGACCTCGAGATGCGCATCCACTCGGCCCTCACCACCTCGGAGTGCGAGGAGCTGGGCTGCGCCAACACGGTCGCACCGTCCGTGGCCGTCGATCTCACCACGGGCGACGCCGTCCTGCGCATCTTCGACTGGCTCAAAGCAGCATCCGATGCCGTTCCGCCCATCGCCGTCAAAGCCGAGCGCGACTACATCGATTCCTACTACCAGGAGTACCACGTCCCGCGCATCGAGCTCTCCTTCGACTTCGACGGACTGCTCCCCTCGCCCTTTGCCCGCTTCACCCATCCCGCCCTCGACGGGCGCACCTTCTCCGTCATCGCCGTCGGCTACGACTTCCAGTCCGCCACGTCGCAGGTGCGGATGAAGGAGGAGTAGCAGAGCGGTTCGAGTTTCACTTTAAGCAAAAATCGTAAATGATTGGTATCAGACTTTTCCGCAAAAAGGATAAAAGCAAATCCTCAACCCACACCACCATCCATGTGCAGGGGCAGGAGACCTCGGGCGTGCCCGCCTCCTTCGTCTTGCAGGTCCGTGCCTGGATCAACGAGGTCGCCGACCGCATCAATGCCCTATGGGACAACGCCCGCTCGCTCTTCCTTTCCAAGGTCAACGACGACACGGCGGAGGGCCACATCACGCTCCATAAAGGCTTCACGGCTTCTGCCGATTCCACGGTCAACGGCAACCTGCAGACCGACCGCCTCGACGTCCAGACGGTGGCCATCGTCCGTGGTGAGACGACGTTCTCCGAGGATGGCACCTTTGCCGACGGTCTCACGGGCCACGGCGCCCGCATCTGTCCCGATGGCTCGGCAGAGCTCGACTCGCTGACGCTCCGGCGCTTCCTGGAGGTGCCTGAGCTGCGCTTCAACCGTGTCTCCGTCCAGGTGGGCAACCAGTGGCGGGCCCCGGGTGGCGGCATCATCCGTTCGGCGTCTCATCAAGAGGACGCCACGGGCACGGCCCTCCTCCATCTCGAAGCGGGGGAGATAGGCACGGTGGCCGTCGGCGACCTCTGTATGGGCATCTACCATTCCGAGACCGCCTCCGACAATGCCGAGGCCAATAGCGACGACAACCACGGCAACTTCCGTTTTGCCGGATTCTACACGGCCTACTGGGAGATCACCGCCGTCGAAGACTACACGGACGGCGAGACGGGTCAGACCTTCCACAATGGAAAGGTGTCCTACCGTCTCCGCCCCGTCTCTGCCAACTATCCGCGCCAGATGCACCCCACCGCCGCCATGCACTTCGTCTGCTACGGCAACCGTACCGACACCGCCCGCCAGTCCTCACGCTACTCCACGCTCACCTACGAGCGATTCCTCACGGGGGTCTCCGATTGGGAGTTCTCCTCGAAGCAGATACGCATGCAGGTGGGCGACCTCAGCGCCTTCTCGCCCGTCCCCGGGATGGACTTCTCGGGCTACTCGGTCTATGCCAACAGCATCTACCTCGACGGCCACCTCAAGCAGTTGGCCGAGATGGGCGACCCCAACCCCTACACCTACTCGGTGGACAACCTCGCCGACACCCTCGCCCTCGACGCCAAGGGACAGCCCAAGCAGCCCGTGGTCTCCACGCTCGCCGACGGTTCCAAGTCGTGGCTGCTCCATACGTCCATACAGGTCCGACGCGGCCAGACGCTGCTCACCTGCCTGGAGGATGCCACGGCCTCACCCGCCACGGGTCAGTACCGTCTTCTCTGTCTGCCCGTCGGCTGCACGGCCCATTTCGACCACTCCACCCTCTACATCGATAGTGTGGACTACGCCACGCGCAAGACGGCCTACGTCGAGGTGACGATCGACTGCGAGGGGCGAGCCGCCCTCACCTACGTCTTCACCATCAAGGTCATCGCCGATGGCGACAAAGGAGACCAGGGCAGGGACGGCACGGCCTACGGCACACGCCGGCGCTATGCGCTCTCAGCACGCGCCACGTCCACCTCGCCCCATACGCCGCCCGACGACGTCGCCACATGGCAGGACGTGCCCCTCACCACCACCGAAGCCCGGCCCTACCTATGGATAGAGCTCACCGACTGGCAGCAGCAGGCGGGAGGCCTCCAGACCTTCTCCCCCGTCTCTTCCTACGTCCGACTGACGGGCGACCGTGGTCAGCGTGGAGAGGACGGCCTCGACGGCAAGGACGGCAAGTCGTGGACCCTCAGGGGCACGGCCTTCGGCCATGTCACCAACATGGCCTCGCTCCCATCGCCAGCGCCCGATGGCATCTTCCTCGTCGATACGGGAGCAGAGGGCACGCCCGTCGCCGTCCGACAGATGGGCGGCGCATGGGCCTCCATCACCACCATCCAGGGCGACGCCTACATCCTCGCCGGCGACGTGTGGATGGCCACCGAGACGGCATGGGCCAACCTCGGACGCATACAGGGAGAGAAGGGAGACCGAGGACAGGCGGGAGCCAACGGGCGCACCTCGCGCATCTACCAGCGCCTCGACGACGGCCAGCAGCTCTACGACGGCACCACCATCACCGCCGACGGCTTCTGCTACCTCGACTTCTACGCCGTGCCCTCCGATGCGGCCAAGAGCGGATGGGACGTCTATCGCTGCGTACAGTCCTACATCTACCAGGCGGCCCAGCACGCCCTCCCGCCCGCCGATACGGACCACTGGCGCTCCGTCGGCGTCAATGCCGACTCGGCCTTCTTCTCCTTCCTGATTGCCCGCGATGCGCGCATCGACTTCCTCCAGGGCAACGCCATCGCCATCCGCAAGAAGCACGCCACGGCGCCCTATGCGGGCATGGGTGGCGATTTCCCCTTCTGGGCGGGCGCTGCTCAGCCCTACCCCGACGGCTCGGGCTTCAACGGCTCCACCAACACCTTCGCCGTCGATGAGGCGGGCAACCTCTTCGCCTCCTCGGCCTACCTCACGGGCACCATCCACGCCACCTCGGGCTCCATCGGAGGCTTCGCCATCCAGGACGGCGGACTGACCAATGCCGACGATGCGCGCAACGGCGTCACCATCACGCCGACCTCCATCACGGCCCAGTCCTCACGCTCCGAGGAGGGCCGCGTCCTGTTCGACACCCAGTCCAACATCGTGGGCGCCATCTCGGCTTCCAGCGGAAAGGAGATCTTTTGGCCCGTCGCCCTCCAGCTCACGGGCCGTCCCAACGACAGCTACCTGGGCACGGCGCTCGACATCGTCCAGGGCATCACCCGTGGCCATCGGCCCGAGCCCGTCCTCATCGATGGCTCGGTCCAGCTGGTCGATACCAGCGACGCCTACAACGTGCCCCAGCCGCTCCAGCAGGGCTCTCCGACCTATGGCGAGGGCCAGCGGGTCTATGTGCGCTCGGGCGCCGTCCTCGTCAATATAGCGGCAGCCACCGTCGCCCTGCCCAAGAACCCGCAGCACGGCGACTGCTACCTCTTCCTGCCCTGTGGGTCCTACAATCTCACCATCGACCCTGGTGCGCATGCCCTCACCATCGACGGCACGACCTTCAAAAACAAGACCTACACCTGCGCCAAGCGCATGGTCTATCTCGTCTTCGTCGGGCGTGGCGCCTCGCCCTTCGGATGGGTCGGCAAGACGCTCCAGTAGTTCATGATTTAGAAGAAAAAGAGAAAAATGAATATCTCGCAAGACTTCTCCCTCACCGCCTCCGTCTGGGACGGCGACAAGTTCCTCATCGAGGCGGCCACGGCCAACGGCAGCCGCCAGATGAAGGTGACGGCAGAGGTGGTCCGTGCCTACCTCAACGGGACGGCGGGCCCATCCTCGGCCACGGACCGACGGGTGCTCCCCTTCCGTGGCTTCATGGATTCAGGCGAGATCTCGCCATCCTCAGCCGCCACGGCCCTCCCGCTGGAGGTGTGGTTCGTCCGCTCAGCCGCACGCTTCGCCGTGGCTGAACGTTCCTCCGAGCCCGTCTCCTCATCAGCACCGCCTAAGCTCTACGACAACTGGGCCTCCCGCTCCCTCTACAACGACGGCCTCACCCCCGCCGCGGGCAACCTCTACGTCTGTCAGGACGACGACCGCCCCTACTGGTGGACGGGCGCTGAGCTCCGACCCATCGTCACCGACACCACCGGCCAGGTCATAGCCGACGCCATACCCCTCGACGAGATAGACGCCATCACGGCGGCAGCCTCCCGTCCCTCTTCCTCCTCGCCCGCCAAGTCGCCCGCCTCGCTATCACCAGCAGCAGAGGTGGCAGACCAAGCAGAGGAGGTAAAGGAAGCAGAGGAGGCAGCATCCCAAGAGGAGGCAGCATCCCAAGAGGAAGCACCCGCAGCAGTAGCAGCGTCCATAGCAGAGCCGACAGCGGCAGAGGAAGAGAAAGAACCCAAGGCGGCCGAGCTCATCGACACGACCCTCCGCTCCGCCTCGCTTGTAGATACGACCCTCCGCTCCGCTACCATCATCGACAAGTCCAAGCGCTCAGCCACCCTCATCGACAAGTCGAAGCACTCGGCCACCATCATCGACAACTCCAAGCGATCCGCCGACGTGACCGCCGTCACGCCATCGGCCCGCATCATCACAGTAGGATAACCAATCACTCCACACATACACCATGGCATCATTTCTCGATTCAGCAGGCGTCACCCGCCTCGTCACCAAGTTAAAGACGATTTTTGCCGTCAAGGCCACCACCCTCTCCGGCTACGGCATCACCAACGGCGTCTCCTCCGTCTCCGTCACGGGCACGGGGCAGGCCGTCTCTGCCGCATCCATCAGCGGCCACACCCTCACGCTCACCAAGGGAGCCAGCCTCCCGACAGTGCGCCACGAGCGCCCCACATCGACCTCCACCCAGGTCTCCAACTTCACCAGCTCCGAAGAGCTCATCCTCGACCTCACCGCCGTCTCCTATTCTGCCGGGGCGAAGTTCTGGATCAATTTCCTCCATACCGACATCACGCGCGGATACGGCCTCTACCGTGGATGCGTCATCACGGGTGCGCAGACCTGCACCGTCTCCTTCGGAGGCATCACGTCCATCAAGGGCGCCGTCACGCTCCAGGCCGCCTCGGTCTATCATTTCACGCTATGCACCAATGGCAGGAGCGGACAATACCTGGCCAAGGGCTACGTCCAGTGGCAGCGCATCTCGGCCTCGTAAATGACAACAACAAAACGACAACAAGAAAAGTATAATTATTCATCACTTTAAATTCATAAAATAGTATGGCAAAGTATCTCGATTCCGCAGGCGTGACCCGCCTTGTTACCAAACTCAAAACCGACGTCATCCCCAGCGTCAAAGTCAACGCAGCCAAAGCAGCCGACACCGTGCCCGCATCGGGCATCACGGGCGTCATCGACATCTCCCACATCCCGCAGGGAGCCCTGGAGCGTGTCGTCACCGTCGCAGACGACGCCGCACGCTACAAGCTCACCACCTCCCAGGTCCAGCTCGGCGACACCGTCAAGGTGACGGCCACGGGACGCATGTATATCGTCGTCGATGAGAGCAAGCTCTCCACCTCGGCAGGCTACATGGAGTACGCTGCGGGCACCGCAGCCTCCGTGCCATGGTCGGGCGTCACGGGCAAGCCCTCCACCTTCACGCCCTCTTCCCACAACCACACCATGAAGCTCAAGATCGGTGCCACCACCAAGGACGGCTCCACGGCTTCGCAGCAGTCATGGTCAAAGGCCGAGATCATCGGCACGCCCTCCGTCAGCGGATCGGGCAACGCCGTGACGGGGATGACGGTCAGCGGCGACACCGTCACGCTCACCAAGGGCACCACCTTCGCCACCAAGGCGCAGAACGACGCCCTCGACACGCGTATCTCGGCCCTCGAAGACTTCACGGGAGGCACAGGTGGCGGACTGGGAGACCAGCTCAACGTGGCGGGCTACGACGTCGTCCGCTTCGATGGTTTCCTCGCCTCCAAGCCCACCCTCCAGCAGACCTCGACCACGTCCGTCGTGGCCCTCGTCATCGTCAAGTCCGCCACCCCCAGCACCACGCCGGGCGCCGTGGCCATCGACAGCATCATCGCCAGCGATGGCTCCAAGTACTACAGCAACTGGAAGGATTTCAACATAGCCACGCCCGACGAGGCCACCAAGAAGCAGGTCTATCTCCACAAGATCTACCTCGACACCTCCACGGGCAAGGCCTACTACGCCGTGGATGCCACCACGCTCAAGGAGATCGACGGCGGCGACGTAGCCATGACCCCCACCGAGGTCGATGCAGCCGTCGCAGCTGCCAAGTAACCACCACCAGGGGCGGTGCTCTCCCGCCCCTGGTCTTTCCAACCCAAAGAAACAAGAATCATGAACAAGAGAACCATCAAACACATCTTCGTCCACTGCACGGCCACCCTCCCCACCGCCTCCGTCGATTCGCTCCGCGCCGGCTGGAAGGCTATCGGGTGGAGCAACCCGGGCTACCACTACGTCGTCAAGCCCTCCGGAGAAGTCGTCAGCCTCCAGCCCGAGGACAAGGCCGCCAACGGCGTCAAGGGCTACAACGCCAACGCCATCCATGTGGCCTACATCGGAGGAATAGGCCTTCACAAGGCTAATCCCCGTGACGTAGGGAGCGCCCATATCGAGGACACCCGCACGCCTGCGCAGAAGTCCGCGCTGCGCGCCCTCCTCGCCGACATCCATAGCAGATACCCCAAGGCCGTCATCCTCGGCCACCGCTCCATCTGGGGAGAATCCACTCCCGGGAAATGGCAAAAAGTTTGTCCATGTTTCAACGCCATCAAAGAATATGCAGACATTTAAGCCGCTCCACATCATAGCAATCCTGGCGCTCATCATCGCCGTCATGGCCTGCGCCTCCCGGCGCACCGCCTCCGACGACCTGCGATCCACGGCCACCACCACGGCCGACGCCATGGCCACACAGGTCCACGCCGCCGTCCGTACCGACACGACCACGGCCCATACGGTCAGCCGCGACACCACCCGCCAGCAGACCACCACCGCCGACACCACGGCGGCCCACTACCGACGGGCCACATGGCAGCAGGCCGACACCACCTTTACAGAGATTTGGATCAACGCCCGCCGCTTCCGCTACCACGACGGCTCCACCGCCTCCACGTCCTCCCGTCAGGAGGCCCGGGCGGCCACCTCCACCGCCATCGACACCGACTCCTGCCGTCTGATCAGCCGCACCGACACGATCTCAGCAGTACAGAAGAAGCACATAGAGACCGATCGGCGACCGCTCGACAGGGCCGTCCTCGGTTATTCCGTTTACATCGCCTTCGTCCTCATCGTTGTCCTCATCATCCTGCTCTACATCATAGGCAGGTTGAAGAACTAAGCCGGACATCTTTCATATTCTCTATAATCCGAAGCCCCCGGCACGCGTCCATGCGTGTCGGGGGCTTTTCTCATTTCCCAGAAGTCGAAAACCAGCAAGCACCTACTCCCACGGCAGACGCCAGCCAGCCTTGCCTCTCGCCTTCCGCTCGTTGCCGATCACGGCCACCAGCTGCCGCCCCTGGCCCACCAGTCGCCCGCTCACGCTCACATGCACCGTCGCCTGCGCGATGCTGCCAGCGCCGATAGCGGGTCGCACGCTCCCGACCTGAGGCACGCTGCCCAGTCCGTTGGCCACGTCCCACAGGCGCTTCTGCTGCCAGCGGTTCAGAATCATCTCGCCCGAGTTCACTCTCACGGGAATGCGGTCGCCAGTATAGGAGTTGCCGCCGACGATACCGCCCGTGGCGTACCCCGTCGAGCCCTTCACGGCGCTGATAATGGCCATCAGCTGCGCCACACCCACAGCCGAGGCGGCCACCCATTCCCACAGATTCCCGTTCTTGCCCTCGTTCGCACTGGCCTGAGCAAAGCCCATGGCCGTAGTGGCGATGGCCTGCGCGATGGTGCCCGCGATGTTGAGTTCGGGCAGTTCGAAGGCGCTGCCCATGCCCTGCAGCGCCGACCCCACCTGGTTGATGGCGTCCGCAGCCTTGTCCATGCGCTCCTTCACGCTGTCCGTGTTCCTCAGGATCTTCCCGAATTTAAGCGGCACCTTCCCGATCCCCGCCAGCTGCTTGTTGATACCGTCGGCCAGCATCTCGCCCATCTCCCGGCCTATCTCGCCAGCATCCACCGCTGCGGCCACCGTCTCCAGCTGCCGCCTCAGATCCTCGGCCTCGTTGTTCCTGAGGTCGATTTTTGCGATGATGTCGAAACCGCTCACGCCTTGCAGCTCCTTCTTCTTCGCCTCCAGCTCTTCCGCAGATGGAAGCACGGGGCGCACCAGCGCGGCCAGATCCACCTGCGCCGTGTTCCCCGCCACGTTACCGCCGATCGTACCGCTCGCCCCCATGTCAGCCTGCAGTCCGCCGCTGCGCTCATACCGCATCCGCTGGAGCGCCTCCAGCTTGTTCCGATATTCCTCCAGCGTGTCGATGTCATCCTGGATGTCCAGCGCCTCCTTCACCTTCGTATCGGGCAGCGCCAGCAGGTCGGCGTAGAGCTTCTCCACCAGCTCGTCCAGCTGACGGATGGAGAGGATGCCGTCCGTGATCTCGGGCTCATCCACCACGTCGTTCACGGTCGGAGCGGGCGTCGTGGGCGTAGTGGGCGTCGTGTGCGTAGTAGTCGTAGTAGTAGGCGGCTCCGGGCTGCCCTTCACCTTGAACGTGATCGCCTGACCCTTCTTCGCATACGCCGCCATCTGCTGCTTTAACCTTAGATTGTCAGCCTTCACGGCCTTTATCTGAGCGTCTATCCGTTCCCTCTCGCTCGTTCCCTTGACCCGCTCGTGCATCACGTCGAGGTTCGCACCCTCGGCCACCATCATACCATAGAGGAACGGATGCTGCTGGGCGCGCGTCTGCTGCACCGTCGATGCCTTCTTACGCTTCTCCTCCAGGTCGTCCAGCTTCATGTTATTGGTGGCCGCCTGATTAGCGAGGGCGCGCATAGTGGCCTCGATCGTCAGCTGGTCGCAGTACGCCTGACTGTTCTCCGTCAGAGCCTTGTACCATTCGCTGACGCTGCTAAAGTAGCCCATCGTCTCGCCGTACCGACTGTTCAGCTCCTCCACCTTCTTCTTCTCCTGAGCCTTCGTCCCGTTCCAGTCCTTCGTCACGGCGATGTCCTTATAGAGCTGCGCCATGTTGTCGGCCACGGCCTCCTTCGCGTCCTTCAAGCGACCCGTCAGCTGCTCGGTCAGCTGCTTGTTGGTCTGCTTCGCCACGGCCTCGGCGCTCAGCGCCTGCTTCGACTGCTCCAGCGTCTTCGACACGCCGTAGATGATGGCCGAGAGGGCAGCGAGGGCCAGGCCCACCACCGAGGCCACCTTCAACGTACGGATGGCCGTGGCCGTCGTAGTAGCGCCCACCTCCACGCCGCGCAGTTTGCCGACGAGCACCTCCAGCACGGCGCTCATGCCCACCGAGGCCTGGCGCACCACCTGCGAGGCGGGACCCCATTTCAGCAGCTTCGTGACGGCGCCAGCGGCGGCGCGTCCACAGCCAGCCAGAGCCGTGCCAAACTGCACCACGCCCGTCACGGCCATGCCCAATTGGCCAAACTGGGCGATCATGCTCTGGTAGGGCATGAGGGCCTTGCCGATATTCACCATCACGCCGCCAAAGCTATTGGCCAGCTGCTTCGCCTTTCCCGCGTCCGTCTTCGCCAGCTCGGCGTTCATGTTGCCGACGTTCTGCGTGATGATCTCGGCGAGCATGGCGGCCCGCTCGCCCTCGTTGCCGGCCTTCAGCGCCTTCTCCTGGGTCTCGCTAAAGGTGATGCCCACACGCCGCAGGGCGCCCGTCTGTCCCTGCAGCGCCTTGCCCAGTAGGTTGGCTATATTCACGGCGTCCTCGCTCGTAGCGTTCAGACCCTTCTGCTGCGTCAGCAGATTGTTCATGGCGGGAAGCAGGGCCGTCAGCGTCCGCTTATGACTGGCAAAGGTGGCCAGCTGCTGGAGGCCGCTGCGCTGCACCGTACCACCCACCACGCCGAGCTTCGTCTGAGCTGCCACCGCCGCGTTCACCGAGGCCACATCCTCAGCCGTCGCACTCATGCGCTGCCGCATCACCGTCGTCAGCTTCGTCTGAGCCTCCGTAGCTGCGTTAGCCTTCGCGATATACCCGCCCATGATATTGGTCAGATTCTGCAGGGAACTATAGACATTTCCGACGGTCGTACTGATAGACGACCATTTGATCATCGAATCCCTGAAACGGTTCGCCCGCTGGGTCGAAGCGTTCAGGGCCTCGCCTAATCTCTCCACATCCCGCCGACTGCTCACCACTACGTCCTTGCCGTCGATACGGATCTTGATATTAAAAGGAATAGTCTTTGCCATATTCTATTATAATAAATAAAGTATATTCACAGCCACCCCAGCTTCGCCGCACGCTTCATCGTGGCGTTCTCGATAGCCGTCCCGATCTCCTCCTCCACGATCTTCGGGCCCTGCGCCTCGGCCGCGTCCAGGAAGTGATAGGCGGGCATCTTGCCCCTGTTCCTGCCCACCCAGCGGAAGCTGTCCCCAGTGTTCACCAGGAAGCGCTTCGACCAGCTGCGTGGATAGCGTTGCTTCGTACCTTCCGCGGCCCACATGAGCACAGGCTTCTCCAGCCCGTGGCGGTTCTTGATATACCCGCTCTTGCCGTGAGGCTTCACCGTGATCATGAAGCCACCGCCGCGCGGATAGACGCGCACGCGCACGCCCTTGGCCAGCTTCCCTGCGTCATGGATGCCGCTGCCCTCCACGCTGCGCTTCGCCACGGCGGCGATCATCTTGCCCGTCCGACGATAGGCGTCCTTCAGTGTCCGCTTCATCTCGCGCTGGTCAAACGTTTTGAGCAGGTCGTTCCAGGCCTGCCCGACCACTTGCTTCTCATTCATTTTTCTTCCTCCTTTCCTCGGCCTCTCTCCGACGTCTCATCAGGGCCTCGAAGGCGCGCTGCGCTTCCTCCTTCGTCGCGGGTCTCTGCTCGGTCGGCTCGGGCCGCTCCTCCTGCCGCTGGTCCCACGGCAACGGAAGCACACGCTTCGGATCCACGCTCTTCCCGCTCCACGGGCTCACGCTCATCACGCCCACGATCCGCGCACGCTCCCACGCCTCCCGCTCCCGGTCGTCGTCGTAGCGGTGGCGGGCCGCTGCGATAGCCTGAAACTCAGAGGGGGTGAGCAGCCCAAAGTCTTCAAAACTCAAGCCGCACACCCCCAGACCGTAACCAAGCATTTCCTCGATGCTTATTTTTTTTTACCAGCATCGGCATCCGCGTCATCGCCGTCATCGCCAAACATCGAGGCGCTCCACTCTTCGATGTCGGCAGGGTCGGTGGCGTCGGCAAACTCCTCCAGGCTCATCCCGAAGGCCACGCCCTCGCGCTTGCACGCGCTGGCCACACAACACCACAGCAGCGTAAACGTGTCGCAGAATCCACCATCGCTATCGGTCAAATCACGGCCCGTCTGCTGCTTGAAGCGCAGCATAGCGCCGTTAGTCATGTAAGCGGGGTAAACGCTACCACCGACCTCGACCTCGATACGACCCACGGCGGCTCCTTCCTTGGAACGCTCTGCCAGGCCTTTCTCTTGTTTATTCTTTCCCTTTTCCATAATCATATTTTTCTAAAATGTCACACACTAATCGCCCAGCGTGTCGCCGCCCTGGTCGCCGCCGCCCGTGGTGTCCGTCTTGAAGGAGGCCGTGAGCGTGAGGTCGGAGGTCAGCTTCACCGTGCGCGGGTTCTGCGTGTTGCCGTCGCTCCACTTGTCGAAGGCGTAGCCGGGCTGCGGGGTGGCCTGGATGGTCTGCGTGCTGCCATCGTCGAAGATGCCGCCGCCCGAGACGCTACCCTGGGTCTCGTTGGCCGAGCGGACCGTCAGCGTGCGCTTCGGCTTCGCTGGAGCTGGCTGCGAACTACCGCCGCCCGGCATACTGGCAGAGCCTCCTGCGCCCTCCTGGGGCTCGATGTAGCAGCGGTTGGGATCTGTCCAGACTTTCACATTCTCGGGCACTATGTAGAAAGCGACACCTGCTTCGTCCGGGTGGTTTTGAAGAATAAAAGAACCGACAGGCGGGTTAGTCAGCACATACACACCCGTCAAAACTCCCTTGGTATATTTCTCGCCATGCTTACCGGCATACCCCTCCAGCTTATACTGTCCCGGGGTTCCGCCGACGATGTATGGAGTATTGGCTTCGAAACGCTGCACCTCATTCATGACGATTTTCCCGTTCTCGTCAAGTGACAGAGCCTCGTACAGTTTCAGCCCGTCGGGCTTCGCGCAACTGAATGGGATAATGATCGTGCCCCACTTCGCCGCGCTCAAGGTGTACTCATAGACCATCTTCTGTCTCACCAACCCCAGCGCCACATGATACGACAGGCGGATGGTCTGCACGAAGGCGCCATCCTTCCAGCTCTCCTCGCCACCGACCAGCTTCACGCAGTTCATAGTCATGGCGAAGCCGTCCTCCTCCTCGCTGGCGACGATACGGCCCATGAGCTGCTTCCTCACGCGCTCCATCGTCTCCACGCCCTCGCCGTAGGTCTTCGCAAAGACCACCACCTCGTAGCACACCTCGTCGTAGCCGCTACGGCCCTTTTCGTCCAGCGACCGCGCATCGACACGACGAAACGTCACCAGCGGCAGCGTCACCTCGTTCTCGCTCACCACGGGGCGCACATGGCCCTCGCCGAGCAGGTCCTTCAATACGGAGTAGATAGCAGACCCGGCGCTCAGAGAGCTGCGCGGGATGTTTACTATAGTTTCACTCATCTTGATCTATTTTTTTTTTCTAAAAATTATAAATGAAAATCACGGCAGCTCGTCGGTCATCCCGATCAGGCTGCACGTCACGGGCATTTCGCCCAGCCGACGCCGGCTGCGGTCGATACCCTCTATCTGGTACGTCTTGCCGTCCCAGCGAAGTCGGTCATACTCCCGCAGGGCGTCAGTATAGCGGAAGACGAAGGTCGTCACATGCTGATAGACCACCTCGCCGTTCAGTTCGCCGAACCCGCTATTCTTGTGCGTCACCTGGCAGGGCACGCCCTCAGCCACCACCGTCCACATTCCCGTGTCGGCGCCGAACTTGTCCGTGCTCTTCTCGTAGCGCACCACGTCACACACCTCGTCCAGCAGTCCTGCTCTAATCATGGGCCTGGTAGTTCACATGGGCGTAGATCAGGTGCCAGTAGTGCGGGCTCCGATAGAGCTGGGCCGCGCTCACGCTCTCACGTTCTCGGTAGTTGTCACCCGTCAGAATCAGCAGCGCCTGCCTCAGGTCGGCGGGCAGCGCGCCGGGAGCGGTCTCCAGCTCTTTCAGGTCGCTCACCTGCAAGTCGGCGGCCAGCGTCTGCTCGGCGGCGTCGATAAACTGGGCCACCTCTTCCTTGTCGAGGTCGCTGGCGTACCGGAGCCGGCTAAAGTGGATAGCACTATCCACGTCGATATATCTGGGCATGATCTTCGTCCTTGGTTCGTTAATGAGAAAGGGCGGAAGCAGGAAACCCGCTCCCGCCCGATCAATCAAATCAAAAAAGTAAAGCGAATGCTATGTTATGGAATCGTTTCCCTATTCACGATCCGGCATGGTCAGTGCCGGGAGAGGCCGTGCCATCCTGTCCGGGATACACCTCGGGCTCGCCGTCGTTCTCGAAATCGACGGCGAAGGTGGCATCGTCTTGCGCGGGGTTCGTCTCCTCCACCTTCGTGATGACAAACTTGCCCTTCAGGTAGGGCGTAGCGTCGCCCTCGCGCTCGAAGCAGGAGAGATCCACGCTCTGTCCAGCGCCCCACAGTTTGCGCACCTCGTCCAGGCTGAGCTCTTCCTCGCCCTTGTAGCGGAAGCCCTCGCCGTGTACGCTGATGCTCATCTTCGTCACGCCCTTGCCGCTGAAGAGGGCCTTCTTGGTCTTCTCCTTCATGGGAGGCTTCACGCCGCGCTCCTTCGTCTCGGTGTTGAAGGTGACGGAGTGCGTGGTGCTATGCCCCAGGCCCTTGCCGCCGACGGAAAACAGCACATTGCTGCCGTTCATATATTCTTGCGTTACTGCCATTTTTCTGTTTTTTCTATAAATTGTAATATGTTCATATATAAACCAGCGGGCCCGCGGCCTATGAGCTCCGCCTTCCGCGGGCCCAGCCTGGTCTATGCTGCCGTGTAGGTGATCTTGCCGAATGCCTCCGGATACGGGGCGAAGAAGTCCCACTCGGAGTTGATGACGATGGCCACCGTGTTCGTCGAGAGCACGCTCACGGACGTGGTGTCGATGCCCATGGTCATCGGGCCAAACTGACCCACCAGCGCGTAGCCGAAGTTACCGTAGTAGATCGTGCCCTTCTTGCAGAGGCTCGTCGGAATCACGGGCACACCGTCGATCGTGTTCGTCGAGAGGTCGAGCAGGAAGCGGCCGCTGCCCTTGTCGATGGGCGTGTTGGCCAGCTCGGCGTAGGCCTTCCAGTCCATGATGAAGCTGGGAGCGTTCACCGGCACGTTGGCCTTGTTCACCTTCGAGCGAAGGTCGAGGAAGAGCTGGCGCGTCAGCGTCGAGCTGCCACCCGTAGCGGCGATGGTGTTGCCCTCGGGAATGCTGGCCAGCGGGCTGGTCGGGGCGTTGGCTGCGGCGGTCTCGGCGATGAAGGCCTCGTTCAGGGCGAGGGTATGCTTCAAGCGCATCGTCTTAGTCACGATGTTGTAGACGGCGCCCGCCGTCTGGTTGATGGCACGGTTGGAGATGTCCACGCGGATCGGCAGACGGTGCGGCGTGATCGTCTTCACGCCAAACTCCATCGTCTGAGGCGTCACGGCGTCGTTCTCGCCATACCACGTCGCCTTCAAGCCCTTCACCGTCGGGAAGTTCCACTGGCCCGTGATGCCGCTCTGAATGTGGGCGCCCACCTGGCCGATGATGGTCTGAGGCGTCAGCTCGTTGATGTAGTCCTGGATATAGACGGGCGTGACGCTCTTCGTGCTCGCGGCCTGCTGGATGGTGGGGTCGGATCTCAGCTCCTCGTCGGCGCGGTTGTAGGCGAAACGGAAGTTACCATCCTCGTCACGGCAGGCGGCCAGATCCTCAGGGATGCCGCGGCCGCTGGCGATGCTTCTCATCAGTCGGCCGAATCTGACCTCCGTCGAGTCCGCAGCGCGCTGCTCGGCAAACTGGCGGCTGCGCTCGCTGCTGCGCTCGCTCTCATACTGCACGCAGCCGACCATCAGCGCGTCGTCCTCGGCTCTCAATGCAGAAAACTGCTGGCGCTCGGCGTCGGTCATGTCGCGGTTCTCGCGGGCCAGGGTCTGCTGGAGCGTCTCCATCTCCTGGCGAATCTCACTGCGGCGGCGGATGGCCGCCATGTACTCTTCTCTTGTCATTTCTGTCTTTGTTTTTGTTTTGGTGAATTTATGTAGTACGGCGAAGCCATGCGCCGATAGTGTCATAGTCGCCACGCACCAGGGCGGGCTCCTCCTCCTCGATCAGGCCAGCGGCCAGCAGACCGTCCCTCACGCCCGCGCTGCGCTGCTTCACGCTCGTGGCGGGATAGGCGGGATGGGTCACGATGCTCACGTCATACATCCTGCTGATCTTGTCCAGGTGGCGGACGTAGTACTCCTTCCCGTCTTGGTCCTTCTCCTTCGAGTAGGAAAACGTGTCCTTGTCGGCGTAGAATCCGAAGCTCATCCCGGCAAAGTCGCCACGCCGCACGCTCTCCAGGGCGTAGTCGCCCCACAATGTGTTGGCAGCGTCGAAGCGCATCAGAAGGCCCTTGTCGTCGAGTTCCAGCCGCAGACTGCCCTTCCCGGCCATGCTGCGGGCCAGCATCTGGCCGGGGTCATGGTTCAGGCAGGCCACGATGTCGCAGCTCCGCATCACGTCCTCGCTCAGAGCGCCAGGAGTGATCTCCTCAAACACGCTGCCATAGTCCCAGTCGGAAAGCAGCACCGAGCGAGAGCCGTACAGGAATACGCGCCCCTCAATCTGCCGACTGTCGGCCTGGGCACGAAGCCCCGTCCGAGTGTAGTATCTATATTGCTCCATTGTCTTCTTTTTCTTATTGGTATATTCTTCAAAAATAGGCACCACCCCTGCCGCCTACTCCTTACTGTTGCCCGCTCCGAGCTTCGCCAGGCTGCCATTGGCCACGAGGTCGTCGCCACCTTCCAGCGGGCGGTAGCCCATGCGGGCGCGCGCCTCGTTGGGCGTGATCACGCCCGTCTGTATGAGCTTCGATAGGGCCGTAGCCTGAGCCAGCGGGGCATTCTGATAGTAGTCGTCGATGCGGAAGCGGGCCCGCATGTGGCCGTCGCCGCCGAAGAGCTTCTCCGTCACCTCGCTCTCGATCTGACGCATCAGCGGCGCCAGCGTGCTGGTCATGAAGATGGTCTGACTGCTCTCCGTGCTACTGTAGTTGGCGTTGGTGTCCTGGAAAACCTGCATCGGAGGCACGCCGAAAAATCGGCAAATCTCCATGTTTATAAATTTCATACTGTCCAGCAACTGGAGGTCGCTGGGCGTCATGCCCGTCTGCACAAACTTCATCGTACCCGGCAGGAAGTTCAGGTTCTGGCCGCTCCCGATGGCCTCACGGATGCGCTGCGTCACGCCTTTCAGCTGCTTGTCCGTAGCGCCGCCGTAGCCCACCTGCACGGTGTCCTCGCCTGTGATGAAGCCGCGGAGCGTGCTGCCAGGGGTAAACATCTCCCCCTCTTGCTTGTAGGCCTTCCGCGCGTTGCTCAGCACCAGCGAGGCGAGCTCAGTCACGGGAGTGCCCATGAAGCCGTCCCGGCAATAGCTCCGGATATGGATGATCTCGTCGGGCATGTACTCGCCCTCGATGCCGTCGTAGATGTCGCTCACCGTATAGACGCCGCGCAGGCGGTCATAGCTCACCGAGCAGTCCGATGGCACGCAGTACAGAGCGCTCAGCACGCCCCCACGATACACGGGCACGATATAGGCGTTGCCGTACATCTCCCGCTGATAGACCACCTGCCACAGCAGGTCGAAGCCCGTCTGCCGCGGGTTCGGACGCTCCGAGAGCAGCCGGTCGGCCAGCGTGCCCTCAGCATCCTCATACCACGTCCGCCCGTCTTCCATGCGCCTGCGCATAGCATGAAGCCCAAGACTGGCCACGCTGCCAGCCTTGATCTCCACGCAGCGCTTCACACACGCCACGCTGCTGGCCGTATAGGCATCGACCATATCATCAAGTCCGAGGATAGTACCGACAGGCAGAAGCCCGGGGGCACGCTCTATCGTGCCGCCACCACCGCCCGCCACGTCTCTCAGCACGGACACGGCGGCCTCTCGGAACATTCCCCACAGGGTGTTTTTTCTTTTTCCCATTCTTTTTTACTGGGTTTTTCCATTTCGGAAAATACCACTAAATAGGCACCACCACCACCTTCTCCCCCGCTTCTCGTCCATTTTCCCCTCGTTTTACCCCTATTTTGTAAAACAATCCGAAAAGCAACCCATTCTGCAAAACTTTCTTTGATTTCCGCTTGCAGATTTCAAAGAAAAACCCTATCTTTGCAAACGTAAACAAGAACAAATAAATAAATCGTCAAGTTATGGAAAAGTATAGCATTTCAGAGATCGTAAGCGCAGTTCGCAACGGTGGCCACGTCATCAAGCTCGCCTTGTCTGACGCTTCAAAGTACGCCAGCAACTCCCGCGGAGAGATGCAGTGGGACACCTCAGCAGTAGAGAAGAAGTACGCCTACAGACAGGAAGGCGACGAGATCATCCAGAACGGCAACAAGGAGGTCAACATCTCCGAGCTCGTCCGCATCCTCAAGGTGATGGTAGGCCGTGGAGAGGCTCAGGTCCGCATCGGTTCTCAATTATTCTACGGTGAAATCGTCGAAGGATAATGGAAGAGGCCACACCGAAGACCCATCGAGGAGGAAGGCGTGAGGGAGCGGGTCGCCCCCGAAAAAACAAAGCCATCCTCTACGCCCGCATGAATCCCGAAGCCGTCGAAGCCATCAAGGCGCAGGCCGAAGCAGCCGGCCTCGCCGTAGGAGAATACATCGAGAGCCGTTTGGCCATCGAGAAAAGCGAATAAGAGCCCCCATTTACGGGGGCTTTTCCTATTCCATGCTGCTTCTCACCTGCTCGATACTCAGCCCGATCGCCATGGTGCCCGTGATGCACCCGTCTATCTTCGCCTTCTGCTGCTTCTTCATCGGCTTCTTGTTCCCCATTTTATCCACGTCTAAGACGGCGTTATCATAACAATAAGCATTGATCGGATTGGGGTCAAAGGTAAGTTTGTCGTTATACAATAGTTCCTCAGTACCCTCCACGGCCCGCGTAAAATAGTAGTTGGTCTGCTTGTAGGCCTGCATGTACGGCCCGCCGCCCGTCGCCCGCAGCGTGTTCTGGAACGTCTGCGCCCGGTTGGGGTCGAAGCCGATGCGAAGGATGCGCAGCTGGCTGCCTCGCTGGAAGATGTCGCGGGCTATCTGCTCGTAGTCGATCGTCTCCTCCCCACATACGTTCATATACCCCTCCGCTACCCATTTCGCATAGATCACACGGTTCACATGGCTCTCCAGCGTCTGCCGCGGGATATAGTAGTCGGTGATCATGTGGCCGCCCTCGGCGTCCTTCAAGTGCAGGAAGTACGAGACGGCAGAGAAGTCGTCACGCACGCTCAGATCCACCGCCACCTGACACTCGGGCCGATACCCCAGCGCCCCCAGCTCCACGCGTCTGTAGTGGCTCCGTATCACCTCGCCCTTGATCCACGTCTCCATCGTGCCCGTCTCGAAGACGTTCAGCAGCTTCGTCCGGAAAGCCCTCATGTCGTCCGCGCTGCTCTGCGCCTTCCGCCACATGTCGTCGTAGAAACCCTCCTTCACGGTGATGCCGAGATGCGGCTGCACCTTCCGCCACGTCTGCACGTCGCCCTCCTCGTCATCCACATCGGGCATGAACAAATGGGCAAACGTCCGGTCGTCGTCAGTCTCGCCCCGCAGCACCTTCTTACAATGTTCCAGCATCGCCACGAAGGGGCTCTCCACCTTGTCGCTCGCCGTCGTGATCGTCACCACGAGCGGGTTCTCCCTCATGCCCATTGAGGTCGTGAGCACGTTATACAGGTCCGCGCTGTCGGCCTGACTGTACTCGTCATTGATGACGGTCGAGGCGTTCAGGCCGTCCAGCTTGTCGGCGTTGCTCGCCAAACATCGGATAAAGCTCTCCCGCAGTCCGCTGTCCTTCCAGCTCACCAGCTCTCTGTTCAGCTTGAAGTGGCCAAGCCCGGGGTCCATGCCCCTCAGCACGCCCCTGATCTCATCAAAGCAGATTTTCGCCTGCTGGTAGGTGTTGGCCGTCGTGTAGCACTGGGAGTTGCGGTCGCCAAACAATAGGTCATAGACGGCCAGACTGGCCACCTCCGTGGTCTTCGAGAATTTACGAGGCACGAAGAGCAGCACGTCGTGAAACAGTCGGTGCGTCTCGTCCGTATAGAAGCCCATGATATTGGCAAACTGAAACACCTGCACGGGCGTCAGCCGGTAGCTCTGCCTACCCCTCACGCCGCTGAATTTCAGCTGCTCGTAAAAAGCCGCGAATTGCTTGTATTTGTCTATCCGAAAGTCGTATTTTTCCAGCATCAGCAAAAACCGACGAAGCCCCAGCAGCTCGTAGAGATTATGCCGCTCGGGATGCCCCGCCAGGCTTTTAGCATAGTCCAGCAGACGGCGGTCGATGCGCCCCAGATGATAGCCCGGCAGGTCGCAGTCCTGCAACCAGCCAGCACACGCGGCCTTCGCCTCCCGCTCCCGCTGCTTCTCGTCGTCCGTCATAGCTTCCCCTCAGTCTTGCTCAGTTCTTGTCCTTGCGCTTGTAGAGCGTGGGCTTCTGGCCGCCCAGTCCTTCCATCAGACTGACCAACCGGTCCCCGCTCCTGGGGCGCGCGTCTTTCTCCTGGTTCACAAACCCCGCAGGCTTCGCCACAGACAGACCGAGGTCTCGGAAATACTTCCGTATCTCCTCCGTACACTGTATCTCAGCCGACACGGCAGGATTCAGAATCGTCCTCGGATTGCCCTCACGGCTCACCACGGTCAGCATCGTGCCCTCCTCGGCTATACTCTCCCGGATGGTGTCGAGACGGCATAGCAGACCAGCCAGCACGCCGATGGCGGGCTCCAGGCTCTCATCATAGAGCCCGCGAGCCTCCATCCGCTCCCGAATCTCCAGCACATAGTGCCGCTTCTCTTCGTTCATTCCCATATCTTTCCCGTTGAAAGTTAATGATGTCCACCACGTCCGCTCATCGCCCATTGATCGGCCATTTTCGACCGTTTTAGCCGATTATGGCCGATTATGGCCGCTTTCGGAACAAAAAAACGCCATTATCGGCACGCTTTTGGCTATTATCGACACGCCTTTTGCCGTTCCCGGCCCACACAATAGCCCCTTCCACACGTCCTTTCAGACGTGAAGAAACCGCTCCAGCCACGCCTTCACGTCCTCGCTCGGCTCCTTCCCCTCCTTCCTTTGCCGACGGTGGGCCGCCACATGGCAGTCGTGGCAGAGGCTTCGCAGATTATGAGCATCAAAAGCCAGCGCGCACATCTCCTCCCAGCTCCTGCCCGTACCGATAGGCCGCACGTGGTGCACCTCCTCGGCAGGCTGGTCCATGATGCCGCGGGCCATACACTCCTCGCAGAACGGATGCGAGCCGATATAGGCCATGCGCAGCGTGTGCCACCGCTTCGAGTGAATAATGCGCTTATACTCCTTCCTTCGCTTGCCGCCCCGCCAGTGTCCACCACCGCCACGACGGCCCGCCTGTCCAGCCTTCCCGCGTCCGTCCGCGTTCCCGCTGCTCTGCTCTGTCTTGCCTCCTGTTCTCATATAGATAGGCACATCCACCGAGAATAGGCACCCGCCACGGCTCAGCGAGCGGCCAGCAGATGGCAAGACGTTCCAGCAAAAGCCCTACGATAGTGAGGCGTTCCAGCAAAACGGCCGTAAGTAGTGAAGACTTCCAGTAAAAACGGCCAGCAGAAAACGGCAACGAATAGCGACCCCTGCGAGCTGATCAGCCCCACGCCCTCGACTTCTCCCGCCTATTTCCGCCAGTTCACGTCGCCCGGGAACATCCGCTCCGCTCCCTCATCGGAGAGCTCGCGAAACATCCCGCCAATCTCATCCTCCACCGATGGCAGCACCTCGCCATCACCCATGCCCACACGGCCAGCCTCCACCAGCTTCACGGCGGCGGCAAGTGTCTCGGTGTCGTAGTCATACGTCCGTTTGAATACCCGCAGCACGCCCTCGGGTATCTCGTCCGTCATGTCGCCGCCAGCGGCCCGCACGGCGCAATAGGCCAAATATCTCAGAAAGCCGCTCAGCGAATGGAACCCGCCACGCTCGCTCAACTGGCAAAAAATCTGAAAATCGCTATCCGATATTCGGAAACTAACTCGGTGCGTCCGATACTCCCTGCGACGTACCACGCACGCATCATCCGTCGGGCGTGCATCGCCGCCTGCAGGCATCTCAGTCTGGAAAGTAGAAGGGGTGTCACTCATCTCGATTTTTCTTTACTTTTTATTTCTGCAAAAATACGAAAAATAAACGAGAAAACCAAGAAAGCAGCATCAGATCTCCACACCTATGCCTTCCCGTCCTTCTTGATACCGATCTCCCGCTCAGCCTCCAGCATCTTCCTCACCACCGTATCATCCAGCAGCCGCGCATACGTCGAGCGCGTCACCTTCGTCGAGCTATGCCCCAACACCCGCGCCACCGTCTCCATGTCCACCCCAGCGTTCAGCAGCACCGTCGCCCCCGTATGGCGCGCCCAGTGGCTCGTGATAGGCTTATCGACCCCCGCCGTCTGCGCCACCACCTTCAAATATTCGTTATACTTCACGTTAGAGAGCACAGGAAGCCGCCACCCATACTTCTCCAGCACGGCCACAGCGGGCCGTAGCAGCAAAAATGAGTATTCCTTCCCAGTCTTCCCACGCTCGCCACTATACGACCACCTGCCGCCGCCAACGTCCACCAACCTGCCCGCGTCGAATGCGGCCAAATCATGATAAGCCAGACAGGTGTAGCACTGGAACACGAAGAGGTCCCGCACCCGCTCCAGGCTCTCCGTCCCCATCCGTGCCGTCTCCACCCGTCGGAGCTCCTCCAGTGTCAGGTACTTATGCAAACCGTGGCTCTCCTTGTCCTTCCGAATATTCACCCACTTATAGGGATTCCGTCGAAGCAGCCCAGCCGCCATCGCATCCAGTATGAACGAGTTAAGGAAGCGGTGGTAGTTATTCCATTTCGAGTAGTCCGTCATCCCCTTCTCCTTCAGCGCCGCATCCATCGCCAGCACGCCGTGGTCCGTCACGTCCGAGAAATAGCGAATACCGCCCCACGCCGAGAACCACCTCAGAAACCGGTCATACCGCTCCTGACTGTCCGCAGCCCGTCCGTACTTCCTCACCTCGGCCCGCTCACGGCACCACTCCAGAAACGTCCGACCCTCCCCCTTCATCCTCGCCATCCTATCCGGGATGGCCATGATATCCACCATCCCCTCCTCCATCATCTCATCCAGCACGCGCAGCACGTCCCCGCGCATCCGCTCCAGCACCCTGTTCAGCGCCACGGCGTCCCCCCGCTTCACCACGCGGCCGTCACGCCATTCGCCACGGCCCAGCCTCACCCCTGTAGCCATCACCTTGCACCTGCGCATATACGACACACGCATCTCCACACTGGCCACACCCGTCGTCGCCAGCGTCCCTCGCCGGTCAAAGCACCAGCTGAAACTCGGTAATTTTTCCATATCCTTATCCTTTCTTTCTTGATTGATTTCTTTCTTTACTTTTTCTTTCTTTCGTTCTTCGATTTTCTTCTATCTTTCTTGATTTCTTTCCGTGTACAACATTCCCGTTTTCCGTGTACAACAAATGTATCTCGCTAACGACAATATATGGCAGTATATCGCAATATATAGCAATATATCGAAGATAGAACACTATCCCCTTATACAGAAATCGAACCCAATCCGACAAAGAAAAAGAAATTATAAACGCTTAAAAACCAACCATTTAAGCCGCCAAAACGCAAAAAAGGAAGGGTAAAAACCCTTCCTAATTCAGCGGAAAGAGGGGGATTCGAACCCCCGAACCGCTTTAGACGGTTACACGCTTTCCAGGCGTGCCTCTTCAGCCACTCGAGCACCTTTCCTTTGTAGAAGCTGCGATGTGCGTTGAAGCCATGTTCGCTTACGGGCTGCAAAATTAGTGCTTTCTTTTGAAAGAAACAAATATCGGAATGATATTTTAAGTTTCTTTAATAGATAAAGCGGTGCGGAGGCTTACAATTCCGCGGGCGTGATCCTGACGGTCGCCGTTTGGCGGGAGTCCTTGCCGACGTATTTGTAGGCGATGCCCACGTTCACGCTTTTGCACAAGTCCTTGAGGGCTTTCGTGGAGACGTCGTCACTGTTCAAGACCGCCAAGATGTTCTTTTTCAGGGTGGGTCGATTGCTCTTGATATTGGCGATCGAGAGGAGATCCTCGTCCACCGTCACCTCATAGAACAGGTAGTCGTCCTCCAGATAGGCGCGGGTCATCTCCATGCCGTCGGCGATCTTGGTCGGCAGCATGGCGTTGCCCACCTCTATCTGGCTCTTCAGCGCGGCCATAGGGTCTCTCGCCTCCTCGGGAGCGATCGAGGCGCGCAGTATCTCCTCCGCCGTGAAGCGTATCGTAAACTTCGCCTTCGACTGCTTGCCGATATACTTCATGACCAGTCCCGCGCCCTCGCTGGCCAGCAGGTCGAACGTGGTCTTGAGGTCGCCCGTCGCGTTGCGGACCATGGTGGTGGCATTCTGGCGCACCATCTCCTTGTTGTTTTTGAGGGTCTCGACGCTGATCACGTCCTCGTTGAGGGCGTAGGAAATGATCAGGTCGCCCTTTTCATAGACCATGGAGGTCATCTCGCCCATCGCTCCCAGGGAGACGGGACACATGGCGTTGGCCATCGCTATCGACTTGCGAAGCGCGGAATTGTTGTCGCCGGCGTGGGCACACAAGGCCATTACCACCAGCAGAAAAGTGAGCAGTACTCGATTCGTTTTCAT